CCCGAACTTGGATGCGGTCCCGCCCGAGGCCATGATTGACCCGTCTAAGAATATCAACATGCACACAGGCGGCCGTACCAAGAGAGGAGGGACCTCCCACGCCGACGCGGCCGCCATTACGGGAGCGCCTCAGATTCTAAACGGCTATGACTTTCGCAAGAAAGACGGGGTCAGGTCTATTGTTCGGTTTGCCGCCACGGGCGCCCTTTACAAAGATAACACGACGACCATTAAGACGGGGATGGCCACGAGCGGCCGCCCCTGCTTTGAAACCTTTCTAGACGAACTCTTTACGACCGATGGCGTTACGACGCCGCAAACCTGGGACGGGGTGGCTGCCGGGACAAGTAACCTGACGACCCCGCCGGCAGACTGGACTGGAACGCACCAGCCCAAATTCTGCATCAAACATGGGATTGGGGCGTCGCAGCGCATGTTCTATTTCGGAGTCGATAACCACTTGGACCGCCTTTATTATTCGATCCTCGGCAACGCCAAGGACATGACCGCATCGGGATCGGGCCAGTTCACAGTTGAAACTCAGGACGGATTCGGGCTCACGGGCGGATCGGAGTTTGGCGCCAGGCTCATTGTATTTGGCAAGAACAAAGCGTTCCTCGTCAATGACAACGATTCCAATGTCGCCAACTGGGGAGTGATCCCGGCGCAATGGGAAGGGGGCGTGGCCCATCATAATTTGCTCGTTAAAACCCCCAACGATTTAATCGCCATGCAAGAAGACGGCGAGATTTATTCGGTGACGGCTGTTCAGTCTTACGGGGACTACAAGGCGGCCTCAATTTCTAGACCCGCTTTCATGCACGCCTGGATTAAGGATAACGTCAACATCGCTCTCATTGAGCAGTTCCATGCCGTCTATGACCGCACGCTTCGGGCGATCAAATTCTTTATCATTCGCAACGGCATGTCGGTAGTGGATACCGCCCTGGTATTTTTCATCGACCGGCCACCCGCAGAGGCGTGGCAGATCCACGACAACCTCTTGTCTCCATCCGGCTACGACGCCTCGTGCGCCTTTGAAGTGCGCGAGAGTGCGGGGATTTACGTGGTGTATACGGGAGACTATTCGGGATGGCTTTGGAAGACCGAACAGAGCGCAAAAAACGACATCAATGCAGGGTATAACTGCAAATTTAAGACGCCCCCTTTGGCCTTCGACAATCCCAGGGTTCTCAAAAAATACCGCCGGGGCAAGGTCATTTTCGCCGCGCCCGGCAATTACAACGTGAACCTTCGTTGGTGGGTCGACAACGTAGAGCAGACGCCGCGGATCGTGGCCTTTACCAACCTGGGGTCCGTCTACGACGGGTCTGTTTACGGTACGGCGACCTACGCCGGGCCGAGCGTCACCGATGCCGATTTCGAGCTGGGGACCATAGGCAAGCGCATTCAACTGGAGCTGGAAAATTCCGTGGCAGATCAGGATTTCTTTGTCTCTCAGATCTTGATTGATAACGAAGTCTTGGGAGCGAGGGCCGCATGAGCGATTTCTATCAATCCGATCACGTCACCTACGACAACTACGAAACGCCGGTAACGCTTCATTGCCTGAAATGCCATGCCGTCATTGCTAGGCGCGACGAACTCCCCGGCCGCGAGCCTGGAATATACGTACATACCCTCGTCAAGGGGTCCAATTACCGGGAAGTCTATGCCGAGCTTTCGGACGCATCGGTGTGCTATTTCCCGATGTGCCAGGATTGCATCAAGCAGCCGGTGGATGGCGCGGCGGCCTTGGATGTCGTAAAGCGCGGCTGGCAACAGGCGCTCGTCCAGGTCAAGCGTCCCGCTGAGGCCCTAGAAATCCAACGATTGAAAGTCGTTAATCTCACCGTCGTCAAGGTAGGGGGGGTTCTTTAACATGCCGGGGAACTACAGCAAACTCGTCACGGTCATTACCGGCCAGTCCATCACGGCCGCCGAACGCAACAACGAATTTGACAACGTCATCAACAACATGACGCCGGACGGGGTCGATGACGCTTCGGCAAACCTGGCGGCCATGCAAGCAACGGTGGATCCCTCCGGGGGGAGCCTAGCGACCGACCTTCGCGGCGAACTCAAACGCCTCCGGTTTCAGCTCTTAAAGCTCGGCGTGGCAAGCGGCAATTGGTATGACGCGCTTGCGTTTCTTGCGGGGATTACACCCGTGGCGGCGGGAGCGACGGCAACGGACCTGAACAATCGCTTGGCTCAACTGGCCAGCCAGATGAAGAATCTCGGTGGACTAACAAATTGGTACGACGCCATAACCGCTGCCCTCCTCAAGGCTGGGGGAACGATGACCGGGCCCCTTGCCATGGGCGGCCAGCTCATCACAGGGCTGCCCGCAGGAACCTTGGCGGGCCACGCTCTACGTTTCGAGCAGTTATTCGGCGGTGACGTAACGCTGATAGGCAACCTGATTTTCAATCCCACGACCAAGGGTATTAAGGGAACCACGACCAACGACAATGCGGCGGCGGGGAATGTGGGAGAGTACGTCGAATCCGTTATTACAAGCGCCGTTGCAGCCGCCGCGACGACTCAGTGGAAAGACATGACCTCGATTGCTTTGACGGCGGGCGATTGGGACGTGTCATTTTCGGCAACCTATCAATGGCTGGCAAACGCAATCTCCATGGGCTTTATGGGAGTGTCCCAAACGTCTGGCAATTCTGCCACGGGGCTCGTGTATGGGAGTAACTATTTAGAAATTCCGCTCCCCACGGCGGTGCTCGATACGCACCAGCACGTCGTCGGATACAGAGTCCTCTTGAGCGCACCAGCGACCGTTTACGCCAAAATAAATGCGACATACACGACGACGGCCCCGCAGTTTTTAGGGCGGTTATCGGCGAGGAGAAAGCGCTAGTGATACTTTACACCTCGGATGGATGTCTTTACGACGGGATGGATGAAACGACGGTTACTCAGTTAAGAGGCGAGTTTGGGTTGTCCACGGCGTTTGTCAGCGCATCTGAGTGGGCCTCGTATGTTAGTGCCCATCAGCCGGTTCCTTTGACAGCTCCGCAAATACTTGCGGCTGAACGGGTAGAGGCGGTGTCTTCCTTTTTGACCGGCGTGCAACCGACCTGTAAAACCCTGCGGGCGGCGGCCTTGGTCACCATGGACGAGCTCAACTTGCTCCGTCAATGGATCACAGCGTTTAAGGCGGCTGTCTCGTTGGCGGCGACGCTCGCCGACCTCAAGACGCGCGTCGCGGCTTTGGACTCTATGCCTGATCGTAGTGCCTCTCAGATCAAAGGCGCGATTCAAAACAAGATCAATGCGGGGACGGCGGACTAAAGGGTACCGTATGAACACACACCTGGATGAACGTCCTTCAAAGAACTTGCGCGAGAATATTTTGGAACTTGAACACGTGCTTTCCAAGATACCCGGAGCCGTGTTTGGAGACTCGGAATTGATGCCTTTAAATCATTCCTTTGCGGAAGGGATATACGTCAGGGAAATATTCATTCCGAAGGGCACCATTCTGACCGGCAAGATACACCGTCATTCGCACCCGAATTTTTTAATGAAGGGCGAGGTGATCGTCGTCACGGAACACGGCGGCAGAGAGTATCTCAAGGCGCCCTTGTCGATGATTTCAAAAGCCGGCACAAAGCGGGCGGTCTTTGCCCTGGAAGATACCGTCTGGATTACGGTCCATGCCACAGGTGAAACGGACCTTGAGAAAATTGAGGAGTACGTGATCGCCAAATCATACAGCGATCTGCTCCCGCCAGGAGAAAACGCCATGGTTGAATCCGAACTCGCTATGAAAAACTGTTTAATCCGGGCGCTCAAGGAGAAGGGCCGGGACTATCAATGTCTTCTGGAGCTTAAAGCCGAGGGGATTCTGCTCCCGTTAAAAGAGGCCATCGACCAGTTAAAGCAGAAACACATCTCGATGGAGGGCCTGTTCGCTTCCCGGCAGACTGATGGGATATGGCATGTTAATTTCGAAACCGGAACTCCTCTCGAAGAACTCTTGCCTTCGGATTCCGACATGGTTGGGGCGTGGGCCGTTGTTGCCGTTGGCGGGGCGGCCTTGATTGGAGGTGCGGTTGGGTACATGTCAACCCAAGGCGGCAATGCACAGACGCCTGGCGCAGACCCGAACCTAAACGCGCTGGAAAATGAACAGCTTTCGCTCTTGCGGGAACAAAGAGAGCAACAACGAATGTTCCAGCCGCTCCAGGCCGAGCAAGCTGGGTATCAGCTTGTGCAAACGCCTGTCCAGGCATGGTCCGATGCTGCTAAGGCCAAGTATTTTAAAGCCAATCCGGGCGCCGAAGCACAGGGGGTTGCCGACTATAACGCAGCGTACCCGCAAGGTACAAACTTCGGGATCAAAGACGAAGGCGCTTTGGCGCGTTATAACGATTTATGGAAAAAGATCAACGCCCAGACCGACGATACCTATTCCAAAACGACCAAACGCACCGCCCAAGATAAGCAAATTGAGGATCTCCAAGGGGCACAGATGGCGACGGCCCAGAGGGCCAACGACGCGCTGAACAAGTATCTGGAGTCGATGGAGACTGACGACTATAAAGCCTACCAGAAAGCGCAGCAAGAGCTTCAGGCCCAACAAACCCAGATTGCGCTCCAGCAAGGCGAGCGGACGAAAAAGGCCCTAGCGGGCGAGCTTCCGGTCAGCCAAGGGACAATCGACCGTAAGGCGCAGGACTTCCAGCTCCTCAAAGAGAACCTGGCCCGCAGCGGCAACGCGATCATTGGCGACGACCCTGGGTCGGCCTATTCCCTCAGCTCGCCCGGCGTTCAGGCGCTTAAGCAGTTTAATCAACAATACGGAACCATTGAGGCGCAGGAGCGCCAAGGACAACTTGATACGGGAACCCAGGGGTATCTCCAAGCGGTTGGCATGTCCGGCGATATCGGGCAGAACGCTTTAAATACCACGGGCCAGCTTTCTAACGTCGGCGGCTATGCGGGGACCAGCTCCTCCTTGAATCCGGGCGCAAGCCCCGTTCAAAATAACGCGGGTCTTATCCAGGGCTACAGCGCTGCGATGACGCCGTACCTTCAGCAACAGCAACTTCAAAATTCAAACAATCAACTTAACGCCGAGATGCAAAACGCCAACAAAGCGGGATGGCTGCAACTAGCCGGTATGGGCGGCGGTATGGTGGCCGGTGCGTATGGAGGAAAAAAATAATATGGAATACACGAGCCCAGGAGCAGCGCTGTCACAGGGCCTTCAAAGCGGGTTGGCTCTGGCGCAAAACTCCCAAAAATTAAGGCAAGAGCGGGCGCAACATGAATTGGAGACGCAACTAAAGATCGCCGAGCAAGGCATGAGGCTGGTAGACAACAAGAACGTCGATGAGTCGATCCGCATCAAAGCATTCAACGAAGGGGTCCGTCCGGCTTACGCAAAGTTGGGGCTCAACCTTCCGCCAATAACGCCAAAAACGCTTGAGACCAAGCCCTTTCAAGAATGGGCTCATAAGTCCACCAGCGTCATTGACGACATGCAAAGCAAAAAGATCGACCCGAAAATCGGAATGAACTCCATCATTAAAGGCGGCAACGACTTAACGGCAAAGATAGAGGCCTTAACGGAACCGCAGAAGCTCCAGCGCCAATTGATCATTGATACCGCACAGAAATATGGTGACCAGGCCGATAAGGCGGGCGCTCGCGCAACCGATAACACTCCGACTCCATCTGAGGCGATCAAGCGCCAAACGGAATTGCAGATGCAACTTGCCAACCTTAACAAGAACGATATGAACAGCCAGATCACGGCTCAGGCTATGAACAAGGCGGGCTTTAACGTCGACCCCGGGAAGGTCACGCCGGAAATGGTTGAGATGGTCAAGGCGGGCGTCCGCAAAGAGCTTTCCTTTCTGAATAAATATATCCCAGACGACGAGTACCGCCACAAAGAAGGCATTTCGATGGACGAGGCAAGAAAGCTCAAAGCAAAGGGGTTTACGACAGATCGCATGTCCAGAGACTTTTTCGTGACGGATGCCCCAGACGGTATGGACCCTTTGGCGATGAGAGCTAAGGGAATCAAAACAATGCCGATGATGCCGGGAGCTGGCGGTGGTGCCCCTCCGGGCCCAGTTCCGCCGCCCATGCCGCCCGGCGCCGCAGCGCCGGCACCTGGAGGCCGCCCCGTAACGCCGCCGCCTCTGGCACCACCAGCTCCTATGGCCGCACCACCTCCGGCGCCTACTCCTACAGCCGGACCTATGTCTCTCAGTGGCGGCGCGGTCAAGTCGACCCAATCAGGACCTCTGCAATTACAGAATCAGTCGCTCCAATAGCCTATGGCCGATATCTTCGAGGCCCTATCGCAGATTCGGAAGGCTTCGGGAACTAACGGGACAGCAGTAGCCGATACGGAGCCGCAGGGTATAACACCGTCGCCGGATTCTGGGGATATTTTTAGCACTCTCGATAGCATCCGTGCTTTGGCCGAGCCGCCTAAAGGCCGACCGCCTGACGAGATCAATCCTCCCATTGCGCCAACTACTCTAACGACGGAGCTAATCAAGAATACCCCGGGTGCCTTAGCGCAAGGCGCGGTTGATCTGGCCAAGAACGTTGCCAGCGCCGGCAAGACGGCGATCGGCGCAGCCCAAACCGCGGGCGGCGACATCATGGATGCGCTCGCTGAAATTCGCAAGCCTGGGACCATGAGCGCTGCCCTGGAGGCAATCCCTGAGACCGCCGCGCAGATTGCCAAGGATATTGGCGGGGTCGTCACAAAGGCTGGGGCGGGCTTCACAAAAGGCGTGACGCTGGGAGCCATCAATCCCGAACAAGGGACAGTTGGCATCCCGTTTACCTCTAAAAAATGGGAAGTCGCCCCCAAGTTGGCTGACGCGCTAAAGACCATGGGCGTTTCAGAAGAGATTGCCGATAACGCTTACGTAGGGACCGGGCCTGAATTGGCGGGCGCTATTGCGCCCTGGAGCCGAATTTCAAAGGCTGTTGGACTTCTAGCCAAGAGCGCCAAGGCCGCGGTCTCAACGGGGGAGATAACGACTCAGGCCGCCGCCAAAACCGACCAGTTTCTAAAGCTCGCCTTCGGCACACCTCTTAAACAAAAGGCGGCGGAGGCGGGACTAAGGGTCGCCCAGGAGGGCATTACTGGAGGAGTTGTCGGGGCTGCTCAAGTGCGCGACCCCGGCCAAAGCGCACTTGAGAATGCCAAGCATACGGCCATGTTCGGGGCCGGACTGGGGGCTGCTGCGGAGTCCGTCGGCTTGGGAGCAAGTTACCTTAAGGCCAAGGAAGTCAGGCGTTTTTACGAAAACCTCTCTCAGATTTTTTACGAAACGAAGGTAAAGGACCCGGCCGCCGCTGAGCTGATGGCGCAAGAGGTCATTGAAAAGGTAATCCGAAAGGGCGGCATCGACAACATTTCGCATGGCACGATAAAGGACAGCCGTCAAGCCCTCGACGACGTTCTGGAAAATCTCAAAAAAGAACCCAAGGCGGAAACGGCCAGACAGGCGCCTACCGAAACCACGGTCGACGCGCCGCCCCCCGTCCAGATCCAAGCGCCCCTGGAGCCCACAACGCCGGCGCCGGTCGCCGGCCCAGATGTGTATCCCGAGGTGACTGGTCTCGAAGCTTCTACTACCCCTGGTATGACACCCGCTCCGGCCGCTCCGGCCACGCTCCCGAAAACGAACATTATTGATGCGCTCAATGAGGTGCGTGCGCCAGCGCCAATCCCTGTTACTGAGACCCCCCATACCCCTTCGGGGCCGCAAGCGCTAGAGCCACCACCGGAACAAAAGGGCTTATCTGTCGAAGAGGCCAAGGCCCAAGGCTACGTGCTTCCTGAGACCCCCGAGGCCATCCCACCAAAAGAAGGACCGGCCTACGCTCTTGAGAAGGGAATTCCTGATCCTATTTCCGGCAAGAAGATGTACGACATCTTTGGGAATAGCCCAGACCCAGCTCAAGTCCATAAAGGGACATTCTACGAAGGGGCGCCGCAGCTCAAAGGGTTGCCGGTCATCCAGGGAATCTATTCGCCGATGAGCACCAAGCCTCAAGGCGCGGCGTTTACTCAAGCCAAGGGGGCAGATGACATCGCCGCCGAGATGAGTCCGGTTGACCGCAAAGCGTTCAAAAAAGCCTACGAGGAGAATGACAAGCTGGCGCTCATGAAGGTCTCTATGGATGCCAAGCAGCAAGGGGAAATCTATACAGCGATCCGCAACGAGGCGTGGCCGGAAACAGAGGCAGAGCCTCCTTCCTCTGGCGGCGGAGGCTATGCTCTGGACCTAATGCCAAGGGCGGAGCCGCCAGTCCCAGAAGACAGGTCGGGCCAAGGCGAGCTTTTGCCTCCTACGCCCACAGCACCCGGCCCGCCAGAAGCCACGCACGAGGCCCCGATCTTTGAATTGCCCGAAATGGTGCAGCTTGCCAAAGAACTCATGGAGGGGAAGTTCCCGCAAGTCGTCAAGAGCATACGCACCGGCAGCGGTAACGCTCTGGGCGTCTTCTATCCTGGCAAGGGCATTATCAAGATCCGGGCCGATCAATTCCAGAACCCAGAGGAGGCCGCGCACACCCTTTCCCACGAGGTTGGACACCTGTCCGACTGGTTGCCGGAAAAGGACATTCAGCGCGGCAACGTTATTGGCCGCATCGCCTCTCTCCAAAAACATATGAAGAACGAATTCATTGGAGAAAGTTTTGAAAAACACCTTTATAACAACAAGAAATTCCGCGATGAGCTTATCACGCTAACTCATAGGTGGCATCCGTTTGATGCTTCCAAGGCGGGCAAGGAGTACCTTTCCTATAGATACAGCGCCGTGGAACTTTATGCCGAGGCGTGGAGCGTACTGCTCAATAACCCAAAATTCCTCAAGGACACCGCGCCGGCGTTCTATAAGGCCCTCTTTGATTACCTTGATCGCAAGCCGGACGTCAAAGCGCTCTATGAGGATCTGGGTGAGGTGATCCGAGAGGGTCGAACAGCCGAGACCAGGCACCAGCGCGAGACCGCCGCCTACGCTAAGGGTGATTTGGCGGCCAAACTCAAGAACGAAGCCAAGGGGCACCCACTACGCACGATTTGGGATGAGATGCGCGAGGCCCTGGTCGACGTGAACTCGAAGATGATTTCCTCCGTGGCCAAGGCGCGGAAGGCGGGCGAGGATATCCCAGCAGGGGAAAACCCGCTCCATGCCTTAGAGGAACTTCGCTATTCGAGCGCCGAGCTATCCGATTACGCCAAAGAGCAGGGGAATATCTATCACAAACTCAAGGATGCCGGGATCGAATGGAACGATTTGGGCGCCTACCTCAAAGCCGACCGCGTCATCAACGAGCGCTCGGAAATGGCTAACCCTGGCGGCCAGACGCCCAAGGCCGCGGGGGAAGAGATCGCGCATCTCGAACAAAAGTACGGGAAAAAATTCGCTGATCTCAAAGCAGCAGCAGATGAAATGCGTGGTCCCCGGCGCGAATACCTCATCCAAGAACTTGAGAAATCAAAGATGCTTTCGCCTCAACTCCTCGAAAAAATTAAGAAAAACAAAGCCTACTCACCCTTTGACATTCTTATAGATGAGGTCGACAAGAAACTAGGCGGCACAAGCTCGAATGTCGGCCCACAGATTTACTCGCAGATCGGGACGCTCCGCGACATCAAGAACCCTGCAACCGCTCTGGTCATGAAAGACCTGGCGCTGCTACGGGCAATTCGCGTTCAACAAGCCAAGCTCAAACAGGCTGAATGGATGCTCAAGCGCGAACCCACATGGATTACCGACGCCGAGACCAAGTGGAACGGAGTTGCCCACGTACCCGTCGAGCCCGCCGACAGGGAGAATACCGGGCTCCTGGCTTTCTATGAGAACGGCAAGATCAGGGCCTACTACGTCCCGCGCACCATCGCGGACAGCTTCCGCTACGACCCGCCAGAAGCCTCTTTGATGATGGATGCTTGGGACCGGATGAATAGCTTTTTTAAGCTGGTTTTCACCGCAGCCAACCCCGGCTTTCAGGTGATGAATGTGCCGCGAGACTTGAGTTCTCTGGTCATGCACATCCGTGGCATGAGCTATTCCAAAGCAATCCGTTATTACATCAAGGTCGCTGGAAGCGCCAAACGTTTTGCGACCGGCGAGCACGATCCCCTGATCCAAGAGATGCTCAGGCGCAAAATTCTTATTACGCCTCAGAACCGTTGGTCGTCGGTTGCCCACGATGTTGAAATGGAATCCATTATTAACCGATTCTCCGACAAGGAAAATGAATATGAGCGTTGGTATTCAAAGGCATTCGGCCCGCTCCTAGACCGGATCAAGATGATCGGGCAGATGGGCGAATCCATCGCCAAAATCGGAGGGTTTCAGTACCTCAAGGACAACCAGGCTAGGTTCGGCCTCACCGATCAGGACATCAATCATCTGATCCGCTTTCAGGCCGGGAGCCCGCCGTTTCTCATAGGGGGAAAACAAACCCGCGTTATAAGCCGGGTGCTCTTGTTCTTTAATCCGCACGTTCAAGGATACCGGCGCAGTTTTGAAGCGGCCCGGTTCAATCCCGGGGAATACACCGCCAAGCTCATGAAATACGTCTTTCTTCCGAAGCTCATCCAGTATCTCTTCTGGGCCGGTGTTTTTGGCGAAAGCGCACGGCGACTCTCTCGGAAATTCAGCTCTTACAATCAGGCGAACTATCACGTTATCCCGTTAGGGGACGGACCCAACGGAAAAGGGATCGGCCTGAAAATTCCCATGGATGATACCGAGCGCTTTCTTGGCGGTCTGCTCTGGTATGCGCTCACCAGTCAACCCGTCGCAAAGACCATGGCCATGCTGGGCTATAGCGTTCCCAAGGGCGACTTCGGTCAGGACTTCACGAAGCTCTTTGCCTACGCCGCGGGCCAAGCGCCGAACCTCACGCCAGGAATCGGAGCGCTCGTCGACCTCGTGCAATATGCCTCGGGGCATAACCCTTATGATTATTTCCGCGGCAAGCCGGGAATCCCTGAGAGAGTCTTTGAGGCGAAAGGAAAGCGTTCCCATGAAGCCATGCTCAAGTACGAACTCAACCAGCTCGGCGCAGGGTTAGTCTACCGCTTCCCAACGGGAGACCTCCAGAAGGTTAAAAGCGACCTCGAAAAGGTTCTGGGCGCCCCCGTCGTTGGCAATGTCCTAAGCCGGTTTTTGATGTCGACAAATTACGGGGAAAGCGAAATGATCTCAAACGCCGTTGCCATCGCCAAAGAGCGCGTCGCCAACCGGCGCCTCGATTACCGCGAGGCGGTCGTTCAAAACATCATGGCCCACGACAAGCCCGCGGGCCTAGATGAAATCGCCAAACTCTATGGCGACATGATGAAAGACGGCCTCCTGGGCGATGCCCTGCACCTTAAGCGCTTCAGCGAGTTTAAGGGGTTTTACCAGCGCTTACAGAGCCAACGCCTAGACGACCCGTATGCCACTGGCCTGATGTTTGCCGCCGATGACGATGAAAAAGCCGCCGTCTTGGACGTCGCCAAGGAAAATCTCAGTGAGGAGGATTACAACAAACTCGTCGGCTATTCCTTGACCCAAAAGTTTATTCACGCAAAAACGCTAGTCTCAGACGAGTTTCGCAAAGCCAAAAAGAAGTGAGAAGGTGGTTGCGTGAGGTCCTGGACGGCCGGACATTCTCCTACACCAAGTTCTTTAGTTGGACAGGATACAACAAAGACGCTATGCCAACGAAAACAGCACTCTGGCTTCCAGAGTCAAACGGGACTTATGAAATGCACTTAAAGCGTGTGCAGTTCACGCCGCTATCTGTCATAGGCGAACTGTGGTTGAACGATTGGATGGAGTGCTACACGCTTGAGGATTGCGTTCGCAAAGTCAAGATCGACCACGTTACGGCAATCCCTGCCGGACGCTATCCGGTGATCATCAACTACTCGGCGCGATTTAAGCGACTCTTGCCTATTCTATTGAACGTCCCGAATTTTGAGGGCGTGCGGATCCATCCCGGCAACGGAGCCAAAGACACTGACGGATGTATCCTTGTCGGCCGCACGAGGGGCACTGATTTTGTGGGAGAAAGTCGGTTGGCATTCAACCAATTCATGCCGGAGCTTCAAAAGGCCATAGCCCGAGGAAAAGTATGGGTCAAAATTACAGATGAGTACCCAGTACCAGTAGCCGCATGACGGGAATTTAAATTAAGGAGGCACCATGCTAGAAGTCATTGCTTCAACCGGAACTATCGTAAATCCACAGATAACAACCGCTGTTAACAATATGTTCGCCCTGGCGTTCCAGACCGGGCTGCTTGCCCTTGTAGGCGGGCTCACATGGGCCGTCACGCTGGGCCTATCGTCCATCAAAAACAGCATCGTCAGGGCCTTTGCCCAGCGAGCCGTGGCCTACGCCGCGCAGCGCCTAAGCTCGGTTTCTGATGAGGAAAAACGCAAGGTCGTAGCCGAAAAGATCCACAAGAAGTTTCCGCGTCTGCCCTCGGAGGAGGTGGAGCACTTTCTGGAGGAGGCCTACACGAACCTACAGGCGGGCTTAAAGTCAGCGAGTACTTAAACTGGGAAGATCGCGGGGATGATTTGCTCTCGTTTATATAATATGTTAACTTGTCTGACGGCACCAGAAATAATGAATAAATTTCGTCTTTTTCACTCTAATTAGTGAGGGGGAAAAGGAGATACCATGGAACAAGTCAATACCAGTATTTGTTGTGGCATGGGGTCAACCGGGAAAAAAAGACGAAAGCTTTACATGGAGGGTTCAAAGGCCCGCGGGTATAAGAGCTTTTCGGCTTACCTGAGAGATATCATGGACAGAGAACTTAACGTCGATTTGCCAACGACGGACCGCGGACGTCCAGCTATGGCATCCAACCCTTAACCAAATCCCATTGCTTGATGATGATGATGATCATCATCAAGGATGATTATCATTATCTATATATGTTATGTTGTGAGATATTATGGGCTCACAAACCGTCACGAGTATTTCGCTTGGAAAGAAAGAGATTGGAGAAGAACGTCTCAAGTTGTGGCAAGAACGCATAGCACAACGTGGGTATAACAGTCTGTCAGCGTTCGTTGTGGATTTAGTTGATCGTGATCTTGGAGTTAAACTTCCCAAGCCAAAGTCTCGCCAAGGCCCCAAACCTCGATTGAAAAAATAGCAGCTCCCACGTGATCATCATTTTTAAGTTGATTCATGTTATTATAATATGCTAAATAAATACGTTCGAAACGTTGTTCATGGAAGGTATTGTCTTGGAAGAATTTTTCGACGCTCGCTTTTTCGAAGGCCACAAGCGGTTCCTCTACAAACTCAGCCATCGTCAGGCTGCGACCCTCTTCAACACAATCGAAAGTTCTATAAGCGCTGGGCTGGCCAAGGAAGGAATGGATTTTACCTTTCGGGAAACAGACCGATTCAATCACGAGATCATTCAGAAACATTGCCTTAACAACGCCGAAACCCTTATTCTGTTTGGGCAGTTGGGGGACTACTTACGGAGACGCTGTCTGGATAGTGGACTTCCGGTTGTCTTGCATGAGGCTGAGTACACATCGAAAAGTGCGTAAATCCGTGCGCGTCGCAATACTTCATCAATCCTAAGCCGTACACCTCGATAAGCCAGCGTGCTTGAGCCACTGGATCGCGTTTATCCTTTCGGGCGCCAAACATCAATAAATCATATTCCTCGCGCGTCAGTTTCAAAACGACCCGAATCCCGTCAGATGAATCTTGCGGTGGGGTCACGCGACCTCAGTGTTTTTGCGCGGCCTCGTGCGACGCTCGTTGTTATGAGGTTTGGCTTCCACGCTGGCGGGGTAATGAACTTCTGTCCCGTAGTAGCGATCCTCCAAAATAATACGAAACAAGTCGGATGGCCCCCGGCGCAACTTGCCGCACTCATCCAAAAACATTTTATTTAACTCGGGATAGAGCTTGGCGTGATGCTTTCCAGCCAGCTGGTCTTTCGTGAATTCCCGTCGTAAATTTCCGTTATTCATTGCGCTCTCCATAGCGTTCTTCCAAAATAAATTGTAGTAAAACGGGCGGCTCCCACCGTCGATGCTTGCACTCTTCAAGGAACGCCGCCAGTGTTTGTTCTGGAACCGTTGCTTGATGCCTGAATCTCACCTCTTTCGTCGAGCTTTTATTTTCATTTGACATCCTACCCCCTAATTGTTAAAACTCAACAAATTCCCTAAGACAATTTGATTGTCTTATAAAGACGCCGTAGAAAACGCCACCAGAAATGCCGTTGCTGATGCTGTTGCCATGGAGACATTATACAGATTCGTGCCATCCAATGCCACTAAATGTCACGGGATGTCACGCCTATATAAAGGAAGCTGATGATTCACTCATCCTACAGCTATCGGTATTGCCCGGAGTGTGACAGTTATTTCGCTTGCGGGTATCGCCCGCCAAGCCCCAGGAGGGGACTATGGAAGATCTTAAGACAGATGTTCGGCCCAAAGGCGCCGAAGTCGCCGACGTTGCTTCCCGGGATATGGTTGCTTCGCCGGAGAGGGAACTTGAAGTAGCCGATCAGACCGACATTTTCGACGAAGTCATCGCTGCCGCCAACAAGCTCGAAGCCTACGCCAAAGCCCAGGATCAAATCTTAAACATCATCGTTAAACGCACCTTTGCCGGGGACTGGGTAAGCCATTCCAAGGAAACCCTCTCGGAAAACGAGCGAACCGCCAACCTCGGCGCTGCGGGCGCTGAGCGCATTGCCAATTTCCTGGGGGTGCAAGAGTCCAACTGGAAGGAATACCCCAAGGAGTGGTCGGAGGATCATAAACACTACAGCTACGCCTATTCCGCTGATTTCTCGTTCCGAGGAATCACACGCCATGCGGAGGGCCGCGCCGGAACCCGCGACCAGTTTTTCAGCGTGGGAAAAGCCATGGAGGATATTAACGAAGACGATATCCGCGTGGCGGCTTTCCGAGAGTGCTTCAAAAAGGGACTCACCCGCCTCTTTGGTCTCCGAAACATCCCTTTAAGCAAGCTCAAAGCCTTGGGTTACGACATCGCTCTGGTCAAGAAGGTTGAATATGCCGACAAAGGCAAGCAAGTTGCCCCTGAAGACCGCAAAGCCGGAAGCGACGGGTTGATTGAAAAAACAATTGTGGTCGCCAAGGCGACCCGCGAGACTGGCACTAACAAATCGACTGGCAAACCTTGGGTCCGATGGGACATTTTCGATAAAGAGGGAATTAAGTACACCGTCTGGAATGACGGCACCCGCGCTACAAAACTTTCGGAAAGGGCGGAAGACCAGCTACCTATCCCAATAAAATTCAAAATCATCACCGCAAACAACCGGGAAAGCTACCAAGTGGAATGGGTTGAGGGGGCTGAGGGGTGACCAACCCGAATGATCCGGCGTTCGTTGAAACCAAAGAACAAGCCGATGATGGGATTCATGCTTACATCGTCAGAGCTGGCCTGACCAAGCGCGAATACTTTGCGGCGATGGCGATGCAGGGGATCATCTCTGGGATGCAAACTCGCGCCGTAGACTCTGCTGCTCAAAGAAAAGAGTGGGAAGGGATCGCGAGGAGCGCCGTTCTGTGGGCCGACGCCCTGATCGCGGAGTTAAACAAATGAGTCGTTGGAACAAAAACGAAATCACCGTACCCAATCCAGTGGAAGACTCTGCCGATTACGAACGAGAAATGAATCTCCTTATTAGCTGGCGGCCGGGGTGCCCCGCCAAAGTCTATGGTCCGCCAGAGGATTGCTACCCGGCCGAGGAGCTAGAGTTTGAAATTCTATCCGCCACGTACCAGGATGGGCGCGAGGTACCCCAAGACATTCTCGATGTGCTTGACGACGACTCGATCATTGACCGCCTAGAGGTTTACAGTGATTATCCCTGAAACTTTGCCGGACATCGCCGCCGAGATCCACGCAGAGGTCCAAAAGGACATCCAGCTCATCGAACCCCGGAGTAACTGGGCCTCATCCTTGGGCCATCCTTGCGCCCGCTACGGTGTCCACCGGCGCCTGGACTGGCAGAGAAAGCCCCTCCACAGCACTACCACGCAGATGCTTTTCAATTTTGGCAAGGTGGTCGAAAAGCACATCGCCAAGGACTACCTGGAGCGGGCGGGATACACGATCCTAGAGCACGACCGGCCGATTTCAACGGAGCGGTCCGGCATGATCTCGCGTCTACAGATCGGCGGCAAGCTCGACTTTATTGCCCGCGACGACCGCAAGGGGCGCAATCCCGGGTTCACGTTTCCAGTCGAAGTCAAAACCATGATGCCGTATGACTGGGACCGCATCAATACCATCGAAGACCTCCTATTTTCGAAGAAGACCTGGCACAAAACGTACCCCGGCCAGCTCACCTTATATCTCTTGGGTAAAGACTTTGATATCGGCTGCTTTATGACGATCAATAAGGCAACCGCCGAGCCAAAAATTATCTGGGTCCATCTCGACTACACCTACGCTGAGGAGCTGGTCCAGCGAGCCGAAGTCATCAATAAGCACGTCGCCGCCGGCACCTACCCAGACCGTATCCCCTATGAAGACCAGATTTGCGGCAAATGCGACTTTGCCAAGGTGTGTCTGGGCGACATCGCCCGCACCGAAGCCGAGATTCTGACCAACGAAGACCTCATCTCCAAACTAGAGCAGCGCGAAAAGCTCAAGCCCGTCGCCAAGGAGTACCAGGAACTTGACGAGGAAGTGAAAAAGGAGCTTCAGGGCATCAAAAAGGGCGTTGCTGGGGAGTTCGTGATCATCGGCAAGGAAGTCAACCGGAAGGGGTACACCGTCGAAGACAAAGCGTACTGGCAAGTTGGAATTAAGAAACTATAGGAGGCCAGCATGACACGAAACACCAGCATCGACGCTTACAACAAAATCAAAGCTGACGGGCTCCTGAGCGCCTTACAAATGTCCATCTACGCCAAGCTCTTTGAAAGCGGCCCAATGACCCAGGGCGAGATTTGGCTTAAGTATTTCCAGCACATGCAAAGGCACAGCGTCGCGCCGCGTTTTGCGGAACTCAAAGCGATGGGGGTTTTAACCGAAGTGGGTGAAAAACCTTGCCCTGTCTCCGGCATCAACGCGATCCTCTGGGATGTGACCGACCAGCTCCCGCATGAACCCGTGGCCAAGCCGACCACGGTAAAAGAATTCATCGTCGGTCTGCTGGAGAGAATTGAGTCCCTGGAAGCCAAGGTCAAAGACCTTCAAGAGGGTCGCGAGCCCAACGGACAGGGCTTGTTTGCCCTGCGGAACCATTGAAAGAGGGCCCTATTGTGCGCGAGTGCCTCACCTGTTTTTCGCATCACGGTTTTCAGGTTCTTATGCCGGGATGGAAAACGCCGTACGAGGTCAGCGAAGGCATTAAGGGCATCGTTTGGCGCAACAACGTGGGCGCCGTAAAGACTGGGCATCGCTATATCCAGTATGGAGTTTCTGGGATGCCGGATATCTTGGGCGTGATGAAAGGGGGCCTGGTGATCGGGTGCGAGGCCAAGACCGATACCGGCAGGGTGTCGGATATCCAGAAATGGTTTCACCTCTTAGTTCTAAAACTCGGCGGCTACATTTTTGTAGCACGATCCTACGCTGAATGTGATCTGCGATTGAAGGAGGCAGGGCTTTAATGGATGGAAAAATGAAATGGTGGTCGAGTCAAAAAGGGTATGGCTTTTGCGTCGCAAACGATGGACCTTTAGGCAAGCCCATGACCGAAGTGTTTGTGCATTACAAGGAAATCCAAGGCGACGGCCGCAAAGATTTAGCCCAGGGACAGGTTATCGAATTCAACGTGAGGCAGACACCAAAAGGCCCGCGGGCGACGGATGTGATTGCGGGTCCAAAGCCGGAGGACCCCGACGTGATTGATTTTGGAAAACCAGCGAGGGAATGATCCTGGGCGGCGGGGGGATGATAAACGATGGACTCATATCCTGGCGCAGCTCGCCACGATCAAACAGGCCATCGCGGCGCTTGAAGCCACGGCCATTGACCTCAAGGATGAAATCAAGATGTTCGATTCAACGCTTTACGGCGGTGCCCGGGACAAAGACTCGATTCATTTCCGGCTTAAAGGGGTCGAACATACGGTGGGGCAGTTGCGGACGGTCGTCATCGGTGACGAGTCCGGCCAGGGCGGGATGCGAAAGCTCATTGAAGGCATGAATTTCCAACTCGGAGTCTTAAAGGATCTGGTCAAGAGCATGAGCGAATCGCGCAAAGACCGTATCGCCAAATGGAGCGCCTTCGGGATCGCTGGGATGACGACCCTGGGCCTAATCTTTACGAGCCTCGACAAGATAGCCCTTGGAACAGAGAAGTTCGTAGAGGTATTTCGCGGACAAAGACCTCTGGATCCAGACCTGATCATGGCGGAGATCCTGAAAATGCGAAAGACCCGCGGGCCAGAGATCGAAAAGAAGCTCAAGGAAATCGAACGGGCTGCCCGGAGAAGGTGACGTATGGCTTGGATAGAATCCCACACCGTTTTAGGTAGACACAGGAAGTTAATCGAGATGGCCAAGGAGCTTCGCATTAAACCCGTCTATTTGATGGGGCACTTTCACTCACTCTGGCACATCGCACTTGAACAGCAGGAAGATGGCGATCTCACGTCCTGGTCGGACGATTTCATTGCCGAGTCCTCTGCGTTCGACGGCGAAAGTAATCAGTGGGTCTCTCTGCTTCGTCAGTTTGGATGGCTTGACGGCAACCTCATACATGACTGGCTCGATTATGCCGGCGGATACCTAGCCGCAAAGTACCACAACTCAAACCATGAACGGCTCGTAAAAATATGGGCCAAACATGGGAGGCAATACGGGTCAAGGAGACAGGAAGGAGGTAAGAAGGAGGCCTTATCAATTGCAGATAACCTGACCTTACCAGACCTGACCTTACCAAACAACATACCCCCGCCAGGGGCCTTTGATGCGGTTTGGGCAGCTTATCCAAAAAAAATCGGGATGAAGGTAGCGCTGACGCACTTTAACGCCAGCGTCAAGACCATGACGGACTTCTTGGACATCCAGAAGGCCCTTGACCACTACCGGAAATCCGAGCGCGTCAGGAACGGATACATCCAGAACGGAAGCACCTGGTTTAACAACTGGCGCGACTGGATCAACTACACGGAGGAACCTAATCATGCTCGAAGCAATTCATCCGGCGGAGCTTATATCGGCGCTCAAGCCGCTCCTGGTAAATACTCCTCGGTCACCGAGAACCGAAAAGACACCGACCCACATCAAAACGGCCAATGACGCTGAGGTATTTCTGCGGGATGTTGCGGCCCGGGCGACATGGTTTACATGCCCGGAGTGCGGAGGGGAATGGAACAGCCTGGCGCCGGAAGGGCCCTGTATCGCTTGCCTGGACAAGAAGGCAGCCGATGAGCGGCACCAGGCGGAGCTTGGGGTGTACCTGAGAAAAGTCATCGGGCAGTTTGGCATCGAGCGCTATTCGTTTTCGAGTTTCATCAAGGACAGCGAAAATGAATATGCCTATTCAAAGTTTCTGTCCTTCGATGCGGCGACCGACAACCTATTTCTCTATGGCGATTGCGGGACGGGTAAGACGCACCTTGCCGGCGCTCTGCTCAAAGACGCGTGCGCCAAAAATCTCCGGGTCAAGTGGTGCAATCCGATGTATATAACCCGCCTGATCAAGAGCCGATATCCATCGGAAGAAGAGGGGATCGTAGACGACCTCGTTATGCAGGACGTCCTGGTGATCGACGACCTTGGCGTGGGAGCCGACCTTATGCCGACGTTGCGATTGATCTACGAGCTGACCGACAAGCGAAAGGCCCGAGGGATAAACGGCCTGGTCATCACGAGCAACCTCTCCATGGAGCAGCTCAGGAGCGCTTACAAAGACGACCGCATCTCAAGCCGTATCGCAGGGCTTTGTTCGGTCATCGAAATCCGCGGTAAGGATCGCCGCTTGGGCAAGACCTTTGAGATGGTGGGATGACGGGGCCTTTTACCACCATCTCCGTGGACGAATATTTCCGAATGCAGGACGTGATACGGGCGGCGAGTACATGCGAGTTAGGGCATGGGGCCAACTGCCTTGCGGCGGCCGGAAAGCCATGCACATGCGGCCTGGATGATTTGGACGTGGCTATTTCGAAACTTGAAGCGCTAAGGGACGGAGCATGACCGATCTCGACTTCATGGCCGACCTCGACTGGTTCGTCCAAGTCTGCGATTGGGAGTTTGATCACCTAGATCATACGGAACTTGCCGCGCACGATATGGACATGGGTATTTTCGAACAGGTCGGGGCGATTTTATCGGGGTTGGGGAAGTAAATATCAAGAGGAGGCAATACGATGTCTAAAAATCAGTGGCAATGGGTGTTTGTGGTTTCTGCTGGTGTAGCGCTCGGGATGATGTTGGGCGCTGGCCTTTGGGCCTCAGATGTCCAGTGGACCCGCTTTAGGGGCCAGGTTAAGGCGGTCAACTACAAGACTGCGACGCTCACCCTAGAATCAAACGGCGATCTCGTCACGGTCAAAATCGACGACGACGTGACGATTCTAAGGGGGAAGGAAGCAATTGACAAGATAAGCGGCGTCTTAATCGACGACAAGGTCACGCTCATCTACGCGCCCAAAGCGCCGGCGTCCAAGGACCCCGATGAGCCGCCGCCTGGCGGCGTCTATGCTCCAGAAAGGCGCTGAGTGAGGGTCCCGCTGTGGGTTATCGTCGCATGGAGCGCCGTCTGTTTTATCGCGGGATTTATCGCAGGGGCCAACTGAGGGGAGGACTCGTCCAATGGAAGGAACAAAATTCGACGATTATTTAAAAAAGAAGCTCAAGAACAAGAAGTTTAAAAAGCACTACGAGGCATTTTCTTGGATGCTTGACATAGCCATCGCGGGGGGAGTCTGTCCAGTTTGTGACAGCAAATACCCACGCCAATCAAAACTTATGCGCCAGAGCGCCGAAAGAAGGAGAAACATATGACCGGAGAAGAGTTTATTGACGCATTGAGGGACGCGATTACGCAGAGGGGGAGATTGAAAAAGGAGTATAGATTATTCGACCTAGTGCGAGACGCCAGGACGATTGGTCTTTCTGGCCTCGTCGTGACTGAATTGTCCGAAACATCGCAGGAAGATGACCTCGCGGCGGCGCGGGAGGACATGGCGAAGCTCGGCAAGTCGGGAGGGCCCCATGACTCCAGTCGTTGAGCCGGTTGAAGAACTCGCCCAGGAAATCGCCGACCTTACGGTGGGCGTTCAAAGGCTCCTGGCGGGCAAGCTGACCGAAAGGGCGTTGGTCACGCTGATTCATGATGCGATGCCAACCTCAGCCTACGGCGGCAAGATGGCAAATCGGTCGCAGATCAAAGAGGTCCTTCAAGCGGCAGCGAAGTTAAAAGAACTCTACCTCAAGAAGGCCAAAAGCAAGGGAGGCGACAATGGCAAATGACGAGATTCCGTTCCGCGAGGCGGGCAAGACGGCGGGGCTGGCGTATAACACGATCAAACGGCGGCGCTATCAAAGAACGCTACCCTTCCCTGTCTACGAACGCACAATTACCCCCGGTAAACGGCCCATGCTTTATTGCTTGGCCTCAGAAATCGAGGCCTGGAAACAACGCACCACAAGTAGGATTCCTGCTGGGTCTTGAAGTGTCTCTAGGTATCTGATAGACTTACGCACGATGAAAAAAATACAAGGCATTTACGAGGAGAACGGGTACACAAAAATC